CTCAAGAGAACCTTCTCAACTTTGACGAAGTGGTTCGTCTCCCTATATCAATGGTGTTCAATTTCCTTAGCTACACTTTGGAACTCAATAGAGAGAGAGAAAGAGAATATAATCAAATGGTTAAACAAAATCAGAGATAAGAAATAGTTATGGCAAATTATTACAACTTTAAGAATATAGTACAAGACATGAAGGTACTTGTTGAGAATCACAAAATGATAAACAGTTTTGGGATTGGAGATATTAGAGACCTCATCTTCTTAACACAACAAGTGGACGGAGAAGATAATACAACTAATAAGGCACCTATCTACCCTCTACTCTATATGGTACCACAGGGAACTACTCGTGATAACGCACAAATCACTTACAACTTCAATGTTATTATATGTGATATAGACAATACAAAGAATAAAGACCTTCAAGTTGATTTATGGTCAGACACATTGGAATATGCTGAAGACGTATTAGCACAATTCAATTATGGTGTAACTGCAGCTGATGGTGACTTTTATGATAAGTACGAAGCCATTATACCAACTAGTATAACACCATTCTCAGAACAATATGAGGATTTATTAACGGGTTGGAATCTATCACTACAGGTAATTGTAGATAAACCTTTGAACAGATGTATTGCCCCATATAACAATTGGGATTGTGAATAATGAGTTTAGCTAACCTAAAAGAGAAATTAGACGGAGACCTTGAGTTGTATGGTCAGTTGATGGTCGATGAGATTAAGAAGTCTCTGTTGGTTAACTATCCTTATGCACCAGGTTATCAAGGTAGTAGAGGTACCATGGGTCAAGCAAACAAAGTTGTTGATGGTGCACCCTTAGGTTATGATACAAACCTCTATAATAGTGTATCTTACAAATACAATGTAGAATCACAGGAAGTAGAAATCCTGATGAATGAATACTACCAATGGGTTAACGATGGTAGAAGACCTGGTTCATATGCACCTATCAAACCATTACAGAGATGGGCGATGGCAAGATTGGGATTGGGACAAGAAGATGCTAAATCAGCAGCCTTTGGAATATCTACGAACTTATTCAAGTTTGGGATAGCACCAACATATTTCTTTGACTTAGCAATTGAGAACTTAGAAAAGACAATAAACCAAGATTTATTTAGTGAGATAGAGACTTCAGTAGAGTCGTTCTTAGAGAACTTAGTGGAAGAGACCATATCTCCTAACAACAATATAGAAGTAACATTATGAGTAGTCCTATAAACGTCATACAACACCCATTACAGATAACTCCAAGTAAAGTAGAACACATATATTCATTTACCTCTACAACACCTGGTAATAATCCTGATTATACGGATTTCAGATTTGTTGCTGATATATGGGTGGACACAACAACAGGTAATCCAACAAAAATAGCAAGAAAGATATTCGCTCCCAATTCATATGGGGTGGGAACAATAAACGTACAACGTATTATTGAGAACTACGTTGAGGGTAACGCCAGAACAGGAAATGCACAATATACATCCATCAATACAAATGATGTAACCTCATATGGTCATTTGGCTAACTTATCAGGTACATCAGAAAGTAACGGATGGAATGGATTCACTTTCTACCCTAATAGATATGGTATTAGAGATTATCGTATAATGATTGGTGAACAATACAGAACTCCTTCATCAGGAACGGAGTTAATTGTTAATATATCAGAACAAGCTACATTCCCTAATTCAGGGTTCTATTGTACAACAGCTAACTTACCATGGACAGGTGGAGGTTCTGATGCAAACAGTGTAAGATGGTTTGAAGCGGGTGGTAACATTGTTACAGGTCAACCTTATGTTACAGGTGTTGATTGGGCATGGACCAACCCTAGTGGTACAGTTGTATATGATACAGATGTAACTACTGATGTTAATGGTTCATTTACACCATCGAGTAATCCTAACGTAGGTGATAAGTTTAATATTGAGGAAAGATATACAGGTATTAGATATACTTTCAATTGGTATGACTTCTCTGCAACAGGTGGTTTTACAGGATGGGGACTTGTTGGTATTACAAGTAGTCAGGGTAGATTTAGTCCTGATAGATGTCCACCGTTTGTTACCATATGGCCTGGTACATCACTTAAGGAAGGTTCAATGATACAAAATGTATTATCATCTAATGAGTATTGGCAAACCACAGCACCAAACACACAACAAGAATTTTGGGAAGTGGAACAATACCATATTAAGTATAATAACCCTGCAGCTCGTTCAGACTATTATGGTAAGTTTTTAACAACGTTTGGACCTGATACACGTGATTTCAATGATAATACGTTAGGAGACGTGTATGACTCTCGTAGACGTAGACATCACCCTGAATGTCCAATACTTGTATCGTTCTTCTTTGGTAGATTGTCAAATCAGATTGAAATGCCGTTCTTTAATAACATTGAACAAATCACTGTAGTATCAGCAACGACACATAGTTCAGAATATGAACCTCAACCACTTTATGAGAATACTGATTTCCCTTCAAGTGCAATTACCTTAACACAACAGGATGACCGTATCTATTATCACAACCTCATCTTACCTCAACTTGCTGGTGGTAAGGTTGGAATATGGTGTGGTAGTGTAGGTGAGAATGGTCAATGGGATGCAGCACCTGTTAGAAGTGAATTGGTGGAATATTACTTGGAAGAAGACAACTGTCTATCTGACCCTGTACACATATTGTTCTTAAATAGACAAGGTGTGTTTGATACCTATACTTTTGATAAGAAAGCTATTGAGAACAAGAGAATCAAACGTGAGACTTATGCACAAGGTGGTATAAGAGATTCCTCAGTATATGCACAGTTATCAACAGAGAGAAGAGATGTTGTATTCAATCAAGACCTAAGAGTCGAGATGGATGTTGAGACATGGTACTTAGAAGATAACGATAAACAAATCATTATGGATTTATTTCAATCTCCTGAGGTGTATATTATAAAGAACCAAGAATTCTTTAACGAGGATGGTACACAGAAATCATCGAAGTCTTATAACCCTTACTTATTACCTGTAACGGTTAAGGCTGATTCAATCAAAGAATTTAAAAACAGATATAACAAAGTATTCCAATACGAATTTAGTTTTGAATACTCACCAATAAACGAATATAGAACACAAGGTTAATGCTTCAGATTAGAACCACAATAAACGGAGAATTAAGATACTTGGACCTCTATGGTGACGAAGATGTTAAGATAGACATTGCGTTTGCTGAGGTACAAGACATAACTAAAAAGAATTCCAACTTCTCAGAGAGTTTCAAAGTTCCTGGTAGTAAGAATAATAATGACATATTCAATCACTTCTATGAGTTTGATGCATCGATGATTGACTATGACCCAAGACAGAAGTTCGATTGTGAAATGATGTTGGATGGTATTAGTGTGTATTCAGGATATCTTAGACTCAATGGTTCTACTCGTGATAAGGAAGAAGTTATCTATGATGTTACCTTCTATTCAGAGGTGGGTAACTTGGTTGCAAACATTGGTGATAAGATGTTGGCGGATATTGATTTCTCCAATCTATCCCATACTTATTCTAAATCTATTATCCTATCATATGCTCGTGATAGTAGTTCTTATATTATGTCAGCAGCAACCCAACCATATACAAATGGTAAAATTTATTATGCATTGTTAAGTAAGGGTTATCAATATACAGGTCAAACTTTTGATGAAACAGGTATAGATTATACAGATACTACAAGACTTGATTTCATATTTGAGCCAAGTACTAACACTCAATGGCCATTGGGTAAATTTGGTTATATGACTAACTTTCAAACACCTGTTCAATGGTATTATCTAACACCTTCATTACAGGTAAAAGAAATATATGATAGGATATATACAGGTTCGGGATATAATGTTCAATCTGAGTTTATGGAAACAGATTACTTTAAGAGTTATTATCTACCTCTAACTTTTAATGATGACAATATCTTCCTTAGTTCAACTGTTGACCCTTCATATGGTTTTGAGTCAGCACCTCAACCTCCATTAGATGAGATTACAGGTTTAACGAGTTATGTGTGGACGGAAACGTTTCCACCTCCACCAAGTACCACTAACTCTGCAAGAATACCTTGTAAATATGTATTCGAAGATAACTTCCAAGCAACTCTAACTGATAATGCATTCAAACTAACAACGCCAGGTTATTATAAATTTAGAATAACATTTAGTGCTTATAATAGTGAACTATACCCTGAGACGGTACCATTGGATGCACAAGGTCAATTCTATTTAAGATATAGTGAATATCAAGGATTTGATACAGGTACAACTTTAACCTTTACAAGTGGTGATACAAAATATACAAGTCCTACAATTACTTTAGGTGAGGGTCAACAAATCACTAACTATTCAATTACTTCTAACTTTTTTAAGTATAGTAGTAATGAGCAAGCCTTTGCATGGGATGTTAAGAGATTCCTTGGAGTTGGTGATTTTGTTGTAACAAGATTCAGATTTGAGATATTAGAAGGACCAAGACAAATACCTGGTGGTGTATTTAACCCTCAAGATGAATTCCCTGTTGACCAATACAAACAAATGGATTTTATTGCATCAATAAATCAGTTCTTCAATATGGTAACTGTACCGATACCTGGTGACCCTAAAACACTAAGGGTAGAACCTGTAATCGACTTTGTTGGTAAAGGTGAGACATTGGATTGGTCAGACAAGGTAAATCGTGATGAACCAATCAAAGTAGAACCCCTTACAGACATTATCGAAGGTACGTTGAACTATATGTATGAAGAAGATGATTCGTGGGGTAATGAGACGTATACCAAAGCCAATAACCACGTATTTGGTGATAGAAATGTACAATTAAATTTAGACTATAAAGATAAAGACACCGATTTTGAAACAGAGTTTGGTTCATCAGTTGACCGTGTATTAGGAAGTAGTCCTTCTCTAGATGATATAGAGTACGCAACCAACCCTATATATTTCCAAAGAAAAGATAGGGAAGATGACAACGGTGAGGTTGTTCCTGAATTTAATCCATATAGAACCACACCAAAGTTATTATTCAAAGGGTTTTCAATGCCGGTCTGTACAATGGGTGATGTTACATTCCAAGGTGCGGGAGGTAATATATATGACGGAGAACCTTTTTGGGTTTTGGATGACCAATATATGTCTTATTGGAGAAGTCAAAATAGATTTACAACATATCCATTTGGTCTTAACCAATACTCACACTATACGAATTGGTCTGATGATATATTTGATAAGAATGAGGAAACATACCTTGGTTCTGAAACATTATATGATGTATTTTGGAAAGAATACATTGATGACCTTACAGATGAAGATAACAGATTGGTTACAATGGAGATGTACTTTGACCCATTTGAATTGGCTAATCTAAAATTCGATGAAAAGATAAACGTTGATAATACGTTATTTAGAATCAATAACATCAAGAATTACTCATTGGTGAACAAAGGGTTAGCTGAGGTTGAGTTAATCAAACTAACAAGAGAATATGAACCTCACAGAAAGATATACTACACAGCTACACCATGTCCTGGTTCAGAATGTGATATAATATTTAGTAACTCAGATTTACAAACCAATCTATTTGCATATTGTAACAAATATTTTAAACACAAGGTAACTACAACTGGTGGTAATGATTGTGGATGTTTTTATCTAACATACTCTTACGACCCACCTGTTGGTAATGTAACTTATCAACCAATACTTGTTGAAAATGGTCTTGGTGCAGGTGGAACTGTTGGTGGAAATTATCAATTATTCGATAGTTGTTCAGATTGTAATAATGGTCCTACAAATGTTAATGATTGTCTTAATGTCTTTAATGATATTACTCCTACACCGAGTCCATTACCTCCGACACCTACACCGTCTACCACACCACCTCAATCACCGTTACCTGTAACGCCAACACCAACACCGACAATCACTCCATCTACTACACCTGATTGTGTATGTAGACAGTATACAATTATTAATGAGACATTGTTGACTCGTTCTTATTCATATAGAGATTGTACAACGGGAGATAATATATTCGTACCTACATTACCACCTCAAACAGGAGCATTGATATGTGCTTGTCAAAATTCAGTAAGAGGACGTTACTTAACTATTACAGATGTTGGAGATTGTCCTGACCCTGGTGAACCAACACCAACACCTACAGAGACAGAAACTCCTACACCTACTCCAACATCTACTCTGACTCCAACACCTACACCAACACCTGGTGGAGGAACACCAACAGACTTTGATGTATGTAATAATGGTCCCGTAGATATTACTGTTGCTTATGTTGAATGTGCAACAGGTAACTTAATAACAGCTGTAGTACCTGCTGGTGAATGTCTTGATACATGTGCATGTAGTGATATAGCATTTGTAGGACCTTCAGGAGCTGAAGATAGTATGGTTGTACAAAATACAGGACCTTGTAGTCTTGTATGTGATTACATGAATTGGAATCCCGCAGTAAGTGGTGGTACAGGTACAACTATAGGTTGTGAAGCGTATAGTGGAACACCAGGTCCAACTAATAATGGAATAATGTATAGAATGACTTCATACTCAGGTGGAACGTTATTAGGAGCGTACTATAGTGGTCCTGCATTAGGAACTCTTCCAAATCTCAATAATGCACTCCAATACTTAGCTGATTATAACAACTATACACGTAACACATTATTAAACGGTAGATATCCTCAAGTATTTGTAAGAACTATAATAGACGTAGTACCAGGTCTTGATACATCACATTGGATGGTCTATAACGCTACTGAGGATAATTGGATAATTGTAGAACAAACTAATTTCTATGGAACAAATCCATACAACCCTATATTTATGGGTGGATTAGGTACACAGGTAACCACTTATCAAGGTAATGAGTGGACACCGGGAGAAGGTTGGCCAAGTACAGGTATAAATTGGACTAATGATGGTCAACCTACATGGTACCCACCAACAACAGGTTACCAAGCTGGTAATGACCCAGATACTGATTGTGAGTTTACTATAACTTATGGTACTAATGGAGAGTGTGTAGATTTAGCACCAACACCTACACCAACACCATATGGTGGAACACCAACTCCTACTCCAACTCCATCAGTAACTGCATCACAAACACCTACCCCTACTCCTACAATTACACCGAGTAGTACCCCTGACGCACCATCTCCATGTACATTATACGGTATTAGTAACCTTGATTTATTAGTACAGGGTTCAGTTAAATACACAGATTGTGAAGGTAATAAACAAGCGAACTTTGTACCCGCTAACACAAGTATACAGATATGTGCACAAACAGGTTCGGTAACATTGAGTACTACAGGTGATATGGTATCAATAGCATTAGGGGACTGTTCATAAAATTATATTATTAGATAGACATGGCACAGAAAGAATTAGTATTTAAGTTAAAGTTTGTAGACGAGAATGGGTCTGTTGTTGAAAAGACAGCACAGAACCTCAACGAGATAAACAAATCAATTGCAGACTTAACTGACGAATTAGAAAATACAGATTTAGGGTCAGACCAATGGAACGACTTAGCTAAAGACTTAGCAAACGCAGAAGATGCATTGGAGAAGACCTCATCAGCAATAGAAGAGACAAAGAACCAACAGAAAGGATTGGGAGCACAGTTATCTAACGCACCAGGTCCTATTGGTGGTGTTGTCAAAGGTATCAAAGGTATGGGTACCGCATTCAAAGCGTTACTAGCAAACCCTGTTGTAGCTGTCATCGCAGCAATCGTTGCAGGTCTAACATTATTATTCAAAGCATTTACATCAACCAAAGGTGGAGCTGAAAAGTTCGAACAAGTAATGGCTGGTGTTGGAGCAGTCATGGATGTCTTAAGAGACCGTGTACTAAAGATTGGTGGAGCAATCCTTAAATTCTTTTCAGGTGACTTCAAAGGTGCCGCTGAGGATGCAAAGGCAGCCTTCAGTGGAATGGGTGCTGAGATAGCCGCAGAGTTCCAAGCAGCAGCAGACGCTACCGCAGTACTACAAAGAGTAGAGGATGACATGAGAAAGTTGAATGTACAACGTGCTAAACAAAACGCATTAATCTCTGATGCTAAACTTGTAATCAATGATGAGAATAAGTCTTATGAAGAAAGACTAAAAGCATTGGAAGAAGTACGTGAAGCTGAGGTAGCCTTAGCAGAACAAGAACGTAAACTTGCTGAGGAAAGGTATAACGCCCTCAAAGCATTGGCTGACCTATCAGACTCTACGAAAGAACAATTGGATGAGTTGGCAGCAGCTGAAGCTGAGATGTATGCAAAACAAGAACAATCAAAGAACAAACAGAAGGAACTCTTTGACCAAGAGAAATCCCTAAGAGATAGAGCAAGAGCAGAACGTAAGGCAGCACAGAAAGAGAGAATGGATGCCTTGGCTACGTATGAGGACATGAGAGAACAGTTCTTATTGAGACAGATAGAAGACGAAGAAGCTCAAGCAATCAAGTCTGTAGAGATTGATGCTGAGAAACAAAAGAAAGCTATCAACATGTTGAAAATCACAGGTGAGAAAAAGAAAGAATTACTTGCCTTACTTGAGACTGAAACTGAACAACAGATTAGTGATATACAGAAAACATATCAAGACCAAAGGGACCAAGAAGCTCAAACAAGAAGAGAAACTGAACAAGCTGACAAACTCAAAGAATTAGATACATACATTGCATTAGAGGAAATGAAACGTGATGCTGATGGTGTTCTAAGGGAAGAGGAATTGGAGAACTTAGAAGAGTTCTTACAAGAGAAGATGGAGATTGAACTTGAGAACTTGGATTTATCTGAAGAGGAGAAAGCCCTTATCATTGCTAACTACGAGGAACAGATTACTCAAATTAAGAAAGACAATGCTGATGCACAGAACGCAATCGGTACAAAGAAAGCTGAGATTGAGAAAAAGAATGCTGAGGTAGCCATTGGAGCGTTAACAGCAGTATCACAACTTGCAGGTGAGAGTACATTACTTGGTAAAGCAACCGCAGTAGCCGCAGCGACTGTTCAAACATATCTTGCAGCACAATCAGCATACGCATCACAACTTATACCTGGTGACCCATCATCACCTGTTAGAGCGACCATCGCAGCGGCCGTAGCAGTTGCGGCAGGTCTTGCTAATATCGCACAGATTGTGGCAGTACAACCACCTGAGTCTGATTTACAGAAACCATCATTAGCACAAGGTGGTATGGTTATAGGACCTGGTACGGGTACATCAGATTCAATCCCTGCTAACTTAAGTAACGGTGAATCAGTAATTAACGCTAACAGTACAAGAGCGTTTAGACCATTACTATCAGCAATCAATCAAGCCGGTGGAGGTAGAGGATTTGCTAACGGTGGAATAGCATCACCAACAAGAGTATCCAATGATGAACAACTGTTGAGTACAATAGCTAATCAATCACAAACACCAATTAAGACGTATGTCGTAGCAGGAGATGTTTCGACACAACAATCCCTTGACAGACAGATTAAGTCCCGTAGCACCATTTAAAATGGTATTTAAGGGTATAAATTATATTTATAGGTAACGATATGAGAATAGTAGAACTACTAATTGATGACTTAGACGATTTAGGTGGATTTGTTGACGCAATTTCACTTGTTAATAAACCTGCTCATGAATCCAATTTCTTGGCATTTAAAGATGCTGATAAGAAGAACATCTATGATGTCTTAACCAAAGACGAACTCATTGACTTTGCTGTCCAATTAAACAAATTGGGAGAACCTGCGGGAACCTTAGAATCTCAAGGTTATGAGATACTCAAAGTAGAAAAGATAACAGACCCCAATCACTTTATTGAAGTTATATCAAACCCTAACGAGGAATCAGGTGAAGACTCATTGGGAGCATATCGTATTCGTTATAGATATACAGGTCCAAAGGATTCAAAGAACAGAGACTTCTGTGCTGAGATGTTAAGACAAAACAGAGTATTCCGTAGAGAGGATATTGATGACATGACTCAAGCTATCGCCAATCCTGAATTTGGGTTTTACTCAATTTGGGAATTTAGAGGTTCATACAATTGTAGACACTATTGGGAAAAGATTACATACAAACCATCAGGTACGATTATCAACAAATCAAGAAGTAGAAGAGGTGTAACAGGATATGAGGACATCCCTAACGAACCAACAAAGAACAGAGCTACAATTAACAAAGAACAAGAAAGAGAAAGAGAACGTCAAGCAAATAGAATATCAACCTCAATGATTGAGTTTGGTGTAATTGACATTATTGATGATGTACCACTATTCGATACAAAGGAAGAAGCATTACTAATGGCTGAGAGAATAGGATGTAGTGGTTATCATACACATGAATTAGACGGTGGTGTGGTAGGGTATATGCCTTGTGAGAAACATGAGTTTGAATCATATGATGATTATCCCAAGGCCGCCAAAGAAAACGCATGTAAGGTCCTTAGATGGATTGATGAACACGGTAGAGATGAGGTTCAAGGAATGACCCAAACAGGTCTTGCAAGAGCAAACCAATTGTGTAAGGGTGAGAACATTTCAGAAGATACCATCGCCAGAATGGCAGCGTTTGAAAGACATAGAAAGAATGCTGAGATATCAGAAGAGAATAAAGGTACCCCATGGAAAGACAAAGGTTATGTAGCTTGGTTAGGATGGGGTGGAGACGAAGGTGTTGCTTGGGCACAACGTAAACTACAAAGTATACGTATGAAAGTTGAAGAACCAAAAGGTTCTGACTTGGGTGGACAAGGATTGGCACCATATGTTGATGAGACAGGTATATCAGGTGATACCAAAGACTTCTTGGATGAGAACCCTTGTCAATCAGGATATATCGCCTACGGTACAAAAATGAAGAATGGTAGAAAGGTACCTAACTGTGTTCCAATTGAGAACTCATCAGAGTTTAGTTTCAAAGCTGATGATGACAAGATGGAAATCACTGGTGCAGCTATCATACCAAATAAGATGATAATTAGGAAATCCCCTCCTACTATTGAAAAGCCTAATGGGGAGTTTTACTATGTGTTCTTCTCTGAAGATACCACACGTAAACTAGCTGAGAGATTTATGAAAGCCAAGTTATTGGATTCATCTAATATAGAACACTCAGAGGTCGATGCTGATTCTTATGTTAAAGAATCGTGGATTGTTGAGGACCCTATATTTGATAAGTCGACAGCAATGGGGTTAGAATACCCCAAAGGTACATGGGTGGTCACCATGAAGGTAAATGACCCTAAGGTATGGAAAGACATTAAAAACGGAAAGTTGAATGGTTACTCTATTGAGGGATGGTTCAATGAGAATGTGTTATTTAATTAATAAACAATAAACAAAAAATCTATATTCAAAATGAATAGAACAGAAATTTTATCGAAAATCAGAGAAATCTTCGGAATGGTTGAACAGAAGTTTAACTATTACAAAAACGAAGAGGGTGTTGAATTTCGCGTTGATGAATTAGAGATGGAAAAGGAAGTATACATCATCACACCTGAAGGTGAGTTACCTGCTCCTGATGGAGACATTGTCTTCGAGGACGGTACAAAACTTAAAGTGTATGAAGGTAAAATACAGAAAATTGAAATCGAAAGTAAGGTTGAGGAAGAAATGGATTCAGCTACTTTAGCGGATGGAACTAAGGTTCTTACCAAAGAAGAAGGTGACTTCAAAGAAGGTCAAGCTTTATTTGTAATTGACGGGGAAGGTAACGAAGTACCAGCACCTGAAGGTGAACATACAACTAAATCAGGAATTGTATTGGTTGTTGACGCTGAAGGAGTAATCAAAGGTATTAAATACCCTGACGTTGAAGGTGAAGGTTCATTGGAAGCTTCCGAAGAAAAGAAATCAGAGATGGCTACGGCTACTCTAATCGATGGAACAATCGTTGAAACTAAGGGTGACTTGGTTGAAGGTGCTGACTTATATGTTAAGACAGAAGAAGGTGAACAACCTGCTCCTGACGCAGTACACGAAACAGAAGACGGTCTATTGGTTGAAACCAAAGATGGTAAGATTGTATCCATTAAAGAAAAAGAAGAGGCTAAGGAAGAAGTTAAAGTAGAAGAATTACTTGAAACTTTTGCTGAGGCATTAACTCATCTAAATGACGAAATTACTTCATTAAAAGAGACAAATGAAGAGTTGAGTAATAAATTCAATAAGTTCTCAGCTGAACCAGCAGGAGAACCAATATACGATAGAAAAGGTGCTTACGTAAAAGAAATGATGTCTATGAAAATGGACAAGCTTGAGCGTTTGGCTTCACTACGTAAAAAATAAATAATAAAATAAATTTTAAGTAAAATGAAAAAGCATAATTTTAGTTTTGATTTATCAGGATTGAACAATCAATCGTAAAAGCAGTAACACCTTCATTGGTATATATCCAAGCTGGTGTGAAAGGAACACAAGCTATCAATTTATTGAGCTCTTCTATCTCAATTGGTGATGGTGGTTGTGGTTGGGATTCGACTAGTAACCAGTCGGGTACTACATTCACTCAAAGAAACTTAGCTACTAAGTTGTATAAATATCAAGAGACTTTATGTCCTACATCTCTAAGAGACTATTGGGCGGGAATGTTTCTTAACAACCCTGCTTCAAACGAAGAATTACCATTTGAAGAGCAAATCGCTGCTTTAAAAGTTAAGGAAATTCAAAAGTTTGTTGAGGATAAAGTATGGTTAGCGACTGCAGGTGCTGACGGATTCGATGGTTTCTACACTACTATCTCTACAGGTACTACAGGTGTAAAC